GCTTCGCCTCATCCATGAACCATTTGCGCGTGGTGGGCCACATGGAATTTTTCAAAGCCGTTGTCTTGGCCTCGATCTCTTCTTTGGTATAGCCGTGGTTAACACGAAACTGTATGTACTGTTCATGCAATAGCTGACCAATAGGGGTAACGTCCTTCTCTTTGGCCCCGTAAATAAACACGCCGCCCGGTTGAACCATGTTCATGACCTTGCGCAATACGAGACGCTGTAGGCCTGGATCAATGAACTGTAGAACGTAATTCAGATTAACAACCTTGAACTGCGGGTTGAATTCGTCCGAGAGAAAAACCCGGCTGGCGATATCGACTTGCTCGATAGAGACTTGGGGAAAATCCGCGCGCATCATCTCGCACATTTCCTCGGACATATCTACGGCGTACGCGCGATCCAGGGCAACCGATCCATAGTAGCTCTGTAGGGCATGCAGAAATGCCCCGCGCGATGCGCCGAAGTCCGCAATAGGGACATAGCGCGCGCCCAGCCAGCTACGCAACATCCGCGCGTGCATCTCGTGGGCTTCATAGAAGTTAGGGATGGAGCGCTGCGCCATGTCTGGAAAACAGTTGGCTACTTCCCTATCGAAGACAAACTTCTGTGGATCGGCGGGAAAATGAATAACCCTCGCGCCGCTTTGTGACAAACTCATTGGTAACCTCGGCCAGTTTAAGCATCGCGTAATCTTAACCCTGGCCGAGATGTTTTGTCACTGCTTCAAGGTTCTAGTTTACCCTCGACGCCTCGTTCCCTACGGCCCTGGGCACGTTCATTCAGTGCGGCCCGCGCGCGGCGCAGATGAAACAGCGCAATATCGTTCCATTCGCTAGGGAATGGGCCGTCCTGGAAAGCTTCCAGACGATCCGTAAGAACCGCCAAAAGCGCTTCATGGGTCAAACCCGTTGTACCGTTCTTTGGATCGCCCTGGTGGAATGTAAGCTTAGTAGTAGCATCCTGTTGGAAGCCTAATATCTTTCTGCCTTCCGGTACTTCAACAGACAGATAATAGACTGAAGGTGCGCCGCCCGGCGTGATCGTGTCATCGTCCGCACGAATACAAATACGCTCATTGCAAAGGTCAGTACGGTGTTGCGTTATAAGCCGCAGCCCACGATTGGCCGGAGTAGTAAAGTCGTTCATCATGGCAATAGCCTCAAGGTAATTTACTCAACATCAAGCGTCTGGCAAATGCCATTCTCGCCTCGCGCGCCAGATCCATTCTCGACCCATCCAGGAATGGAAGATTAAATTCGAAGTCCAGTGATTGCCCCAGCGCCTTTAGGTTCGCAACAATCGGGTTAGTCAGCTTGAACATAAAAATATTGCCATTCGGCCATAGCTCTATGGTCTTCCAGAAGCGACTAAACATCGCGCGCGCTTCCTCGTGAGAGGTAAATTTCTGGAGCTTCGGGCAGCTTGCAATATCGCCAATGCGCACGCCCGGTTCGCCATCCATAGTGAAGTAGACGCTGCGCCGCTCGCCCCCATACTCATAACTGAAATCCCCAATGTCTCGGCATGACCCGTATACGGCCGTGGCGCGCGTGCAAAGCGCATGCACGATGGCCAATACCATCAACCTGTCCTCGGGGAAAGGAACAGAATTCAGAACAGAGGATAGAAAGATGGAATCGAATTTACGCTTCGGGTTTGCAATCAATTGCAAAAACTCTTTGGCCTTAATGCGGGAATAGTCAGGGTCAGGCTTGCCCGCCCCGCTATCCGGCAGTATGCGATAGGGCTCAAAGTCTATTGCATCCATGCCTTTCGATTGCAGATAAGGCGCTACCTTGCCCAGGCCCGCCCCGAAATCCAAAATACTATGACCGTGTACATGTCGAAAATGATTCCAGGCCTCGGCCGTATAGCTATCCTTTTCCAGTGTAGGCTTGCAGCCATTTGCCCAGAATCGATAGGACTTGCTAACAACGCTCTTATCATTCGATGCGCGGCGAAACGCCCCCGCCCGCAATAGCTCTTTGAACTCCCCATCAATCTTGTAATCCATGGATAGGTAATTCAACAGCGCCGCCGCGACCTCGCCGTATTCGTCCGGGATGCGTACTACTGGCCAGTCTGTAACTTTAGATTCCAGGGCGGAAAATAGCCGGTATATGCCATTGATAGGCTTACCCGATACCGTGACAACGGCGGGGATGCGTACGCCCTTGCGCAGCAGCGTATGCGCGGCCAGTACCGCCTTCTTGTCATACAGTTCTGCATAGCCCTCGACAATAGGTAATATCGGTTCCTCTGCGCAGTTGTAGGCCGCATGAGACTCTGGATCTTTGTACGGCAATTTCTCCGCCGCCTCGATGACCTCTTGTATGTTGAGCTTTGCCAGCGCCTTGCCGCCCGTATCCAGCGCCGTGAAATCATTCGTGGCACGGTTCGCCAGGATATTGATACCCTGGATCTTATCTTCGTCCAACTCAATGTCCATGCAAGGGATCTTTTTCAGCCCCAGGGCTTTCGCTACCGTCAACCGCTGGTGCCCGCTCAGCAGCAATCCAGACTCTCTATGACGCAGTACAGGCATCAGGAAGCCTAGCTTGTCCAGGGATAGACGTAGCAGCCCCATACGGGCCTCAGACGCCTCGCGCGGGTTCTGGGTATCCGGTATCAACTTATCGACGCTGACGGCGCATACAAGCAGGCTGGCGACGGCTTTAACTCGGGTGCGGCGGACTACAGGCATAGACTACTCCAAGATGGCTAGACGGCGTTTCAACTCTTCGGCTATGGCCTCTTCATCGAAGCCACATAATTCCCGCACGCCTTCACTCCAGGTACGGTAGGCACGCTGGGGGACAAAAAAGACAAACTCGCCAATAACGCATCGGGTATTTCCAGGAGCCCGGCGCGGGGCCTGCGAGATAGCTGTACGTTCTTGTTCCGATACCAAGGTAGACGCATTCAGGCAGTCTTCCGAAACTACGGATTTCAAGCAGTCTATTTCCTCGGCCGTCCAGCCATAGCCAGACATATCAAAACCAACATCGGACAGCTTGGATATCTCCCCCGCCAGCAGGTCGTAATCCCAATCGGCAATCTCCGATACCTTGTTGTCGATCAGCCGGAATGCATTCAGTTGATCCGGCGTGAGATGGCTTGCCAGTACAACGGGTACAGCCGTCATCTGTAATTCTTTTGCAGCCTCGACGCGCGTGTGTCCCGCGACAAGTACACCATCTGCATCAATAACGCAGGGAACAAGAAACCCGAAATTCTCGATAGACTTCTTGACTGCTATTACTGCTTTGGCATTGTCCCGCGCATTCCATTCATAGGGCTGGATGTCGGTGATGTCCCGGTACTCAAACTGCAATCGTTGATTTCTGAAATCTTGCGTAGCCGGTTGTGCAGTAGCCCGCGCGCGCGGCGTGCGTAAACGACGTGTTGCCATGAAATTCTCCTAACGTGAAAAAGGGGAACCGCCCTTAAAGAGTGGTTCCCCTGCTCGGGTACTGCTTGAGTCGCTAGGGGCGAATATTACGCCTTCGCGGTAGCCTTCTTGGCAGCTTTCGCGGCCGGTTTGCCGGGAGCCGCTTTCTTTGCAGCCTTGCCGGCCGGCTTCTCACCCTGCTGAGCCGCTTCGCCGCCGTTCAGTACCACCCATTCTTGAACGATGTGAACCAGGGCCTCGTTGATATCTTTCAGACCCAACTGCTCGACTGCGGCCTTGAGAGCATCATCGACAATGCCCGCTTGCTCTTCGAACAGACGGAAATTGAGCGAAACGCGCTTGACCTTCTCGCCGGCCGTACGCGAGCCGCCGACTTCGACTTGCTCGGTAATGGACGTGGACAGGTCTTGTACCGTGTTCTCGCGGGCCAGTTCGATGAGGCCTTCGACATCGGCATTCTCGCCAACGAGATGCTTGGCGATCTTGCTGGCCTTCGTCCAGCCGATCTCGGCAACGATCTGCGACGGAGCTTCGATACCGGCTATGGTGAAGCAGGTATAGATCTCGATCAGGTACATCGCCTTGCGATAGTCCAGGTTGAAGTAGTCCATCAGGAACTTCTTGAACCCGCCCGGCTCGCCGTAGACTTCGCCGCCATCGACTTTCAGATGTTCCTTGCTCTTCTTGATGTGATAGAGCACGCCGCCGAGCTGGTACTCGGTCGTGGCAACATTCGCTTCCAGTTCCTGGGCGGTGGCGATCAGATCATCGGACTCTTCGACCAGGGCCAAGACGGATTCGTCTTCGCCTTCCAGATCGGGCATATCGTCCTCGGCTTCCTTCTCGGCAGCGTCTTTCTTGGCCGGTGCAGCCTTCTTGGCCGCGCCCTTGCCTTTGCCCTTGGCCGGTGCTTCGGCGGCAGCAGCCGCTTTACCCTTGCCTTTGCCCGCCTTGGCCGGGGCTTCCTTGACTTCCGGTTCGGCCGGGATCAGCTCGATTTCCTCGGGCATGACTTCGACTTCGAGAAATTCGGGATTGGTGTTGTCGTTCGGTTTCTTTTTGGGGTTGAAGTCAGGGTTGGCGACTTGCACGGCATAGCCGGTTTGCACGTCGTTGTTGTCATCGTCTTTGACGATCTCGGGCAGCGCCGAAACAACGTAGGTTTCGCCGGCTTCCAGGAATTGTTCGTCTTCGGGAACGTCCGGGCCGTAGCCCAGGAACTTGACTTCGGAACCGACATCGATCTCGGGGGTAGCAGCCTTCTTGGCCGACTTGGAGGGAGCTTTCGCCATGATGTATACCTTTCGTGTGGATATGGGGATAGACCAAATTCGTTTGATGCAGGTTGCATGTTATGGAAATTTAGAAAAAACAGCAACCGTACACATGAACTTTTGCAATCAATTGCAAATTAGAAGTGTGTCATTTTTTCAACTTCCCTCCCCTTTCCATAGTAGGAGACTCCGCCGCCCGTACTCTTTGCCGCAGGAGTAATGGGCCGCGCCCGTTTATCATCGCCTCGCCAAAAGCCATCAATCCAAAGGCATCTGCCTCGTCATACTGCTGAATGTTGTAATCCAGCAGCTTCTGTATGGATCTGACCATGACTTGCTTCCCTTCGTTGCCCTTGGGGAGTCGGCCTTTGCCGGTAATCGCCAGTTTCAACGCAGTAGAGGACAGAATCATAACATCGATTCCTGCCTCCCAAAACAATAATTTGAGTACCCCGCCGCCCTCGCCTATGTTGAAGACCCGGCCGGACTTCGGCCCCCTACTATAGGCATAGTCTTCCATGACGATCAGGTCTGGCCGCGCGGCTTCAATAACTTCCTGGGCACGCTCCCGGATGTAGTACAGCCTCGCAGGGCCTTTTAATTTGCCCGGCTGTATGGTTCCCGTGTACGGGGTATCATCAATGCGATAGGAGAACCCTGTGGACGTAAGAGAGGGGTCTATACCGAGTATCCGCCGCGCGGTGTCATCGTTCTTTGAAACAGAGTTGGCAGACCTCGCAATTCTTCGCATGGGGTGAATCCTTAGTTGAGCATCTTGTACGTAGCGGCAATGTGTCGTTCTCTTTTGCATCGCGGTAAGCAATGGCGTCTTCGATCATGTCATCCAGACGGGACACTTCGGGCGGCGCATGCAGAACAAATTCAATGTACGGGGCCTTGTAGCCGAATACCCATCCCTTGGTGATATAGAGAATGGATACGCTATCGAACAACGAGTAGCCCAGGCGTTGCATTATCTTCCAGTAGAAAATGACTTGCAATACATGGTCTGGCAACGGCCGCTTTAATTCCTTCCATTGCTCGTGTGCAATTGATTTCAATTCCGAGACATGGAAAGCATCCGCGCGCCGATGGTAATTCAACAGATCAGGGTTGCCGACAATCTTCCATTCCTCATCAAACATCGAGACTTCTTGGTAGAGATTGCAAGGTGTGCCGCAACGCGGGCAAAGCTCATCCGTGTCCGTCTCTGCCAACGTGCAGGGCTCGTCGTGGTAGAGATACCCGCAAACGCATTTCCACTTACCCCAGATCGTATCGGGAGTAGCCCGCGCGAAAATACTCTTGGCGGTGTCGTGGATCGCATCGCCTTGCGCAAAGGTGAATTGATCGCCCAGCGTCAATATTTGCGGACGCGGCTTGACGTTGTATTTGTCGCAGAGAGATTTCTTGCGCAGACAGCCGTGAATGAGATCGGAGACATGGAGATAGTCACCGCCGCGATGCGCGCGCGGGGTAGATCTCGCTTTCTTCAATGCCTCTTCCAAGGCATAAGATGCATCGAATTCAATGATCTGCCCGCCCCGTCCCGGTGCGTCAGGCGGTTCGTCTCGGTGCGTTGCGCGGCGCGCGGCGATACTGCGCACTACTCTACTATTGGCCGGCTGTAGGACAGACCGCCGCATGCGTGTAGCCATGATTTCCCTTAGTCGCGGGCGCGGATGGAATCCAATACCCAGGTAGGACAGACTGCTA